TCTGATATCTTCTTTAATTTCACTTAATAGGTATTTATTATTATATTTATAATATAATTTACCTGCATTTTTATCATGATTATTAAGAAATACATTTACTTTATCTATTGTTTCTTTTAATTTCTCGTTTTCTTGTTTTAATCTCTTAATTTGTTGCTCTAAATATGTTAAACAATCATCTATATTGAAATATGCTGTTGATTTTTCTAAATCTACTTGCAAAATACCACTTTCTAACATTTTGTTAAATATTCCTAATATTTTTACTATTTGTTCAAAAGTAATTGTATTTAAATCGATTTTATTCATCTTTCCACTCCTTTATCATCATAATTAATCCAATAATTGCACCTATACCAATTAACCCCCAGAATATTAATGGTATATATAATATCATTTAGCCCTCCTTACCACTTATAAGTCCACATCAAATATAATACATAACTTAATATTGCTATTAATAATAACAAATTAATTATAATTAAATATGCTTTTATATCTTCTTGTTTCTCTTTTTTTAATATTCTTAATTGTTCTCTTTCAGTTTTACTTGTAGGGAATTCTTTTTTTAATTTCCACATTTGGAATTTACTTATTTTTTCTGGTTTCATTTTATCCTCCTAAAATCTTTACAAGCCTCTGTATTTTTTGTTATTCTTATTTTTCTATATCTGCAATAATATGTAGGTATTGAATTACCTTTTATTTGTCTTTTTTCTAATAATCTGCAATTTTTACATCTATCTTTTATTTCTTTTTTCTCTTCTGATATTATAATTCTTTCTCTAAGGTTGTTTTTTTTGTCATATTTAAGTGTTTTCATTAATTCAGTAATACTCAATATGCTTTCTTTTTTTACTAAATATTCGGCACAATAGGTATGTATTTCAAATCTTAATGAAGCATCTTTGCCATTATCTAATGCTTGATGACATTTAATACATAACATAACACCATTTTCTTTGCAGCCTTTTCCACCTTTTGCCCTTGATAAGAATATATGTGCTATTTGTAATGCTCCATTATTTCCACAAAAGATACATCTGTTATTATCTCTTTTTTTGATATATTTTCTTGTTTCTTTATCAAACTCACTCCATTGACTTCGTATACTCATTATACCCTCTCAAAGTAGTCATTTATTTCGGCATTACTATTAATTAACTTTGTCATTGCGTAGGCTACTAATTTTCTACAATTAAATCTATTATTTATAACACCATTTACATATTGAAACGATAAACCGATTTCTTTTGCCATTTTTGATTGATTAATTTTGATATTAGTAAATAATTCTTTTTTAAATCTATACATTTTTTTCTTCCTTTCTTTTTAGAATATATTTTTTAAAACTACAAGTCTTACCATAAATATTCTTTTTTGTTACCCATTCTTCTTCAAACTCTATTCCATACTTATGTTTTATGTCAAATATTCTAGCACTAAGCCTAGTTATAAATAACTTTGAGTAACTTTCATAAGTAGTTATGCTACCATGTTCGTTTAGATATTTAATTATCATTTCATTTTGTGTCATTTTTGCTCTCCCTTTTTTATTTCTACAATTAATATCATTTTTCTATCAAAACCCCAATTGAATATATCATTACCTTTTCTTGTTAAATAATTCAATAATTCTTCATAACTATCGAAATACATTCTTTCAATAAACTCTTTTCTTTTAACACTTCTTAATTCTAAATAATACTTAGTCATTTTTAGCCTCCAAATATTCTTTTACTAATTTCATTGCCATTTCTTCATTTACTGGTAATTTATAGAACTTTCTTTTTTCTTCTCTTAAATGTGTACCACTTACAAATGATAAAGGCATATGATAACTTTGTTCATAGGCTATCTTATAAAGGTTAGTCTGATAAGCAACATATTCTTTATCAAATGTAGCAGTCCTTTTAAGGTCATTTACTCCTCTTTCACCATTCATTTCTATTATTTGGTCTAATCTACCTACTGCTACTGGAATACTATCTAGAAACAAGATTACTGGTATTTCTGAGGCTATTACTTGCCATTTATAATGTTTCTTTAAGAATATGTAGTTTTGAAGTTCTCTATTATTCAAGTCATTTATACCATCTTCCTCATAATCTTGAATTGCTTGGTGCATATTAGTGCCTCTTTGACTTGCTATTTCAATAACTTTTTCGTCTACCCCTTGATACTTATTTCCGAATTTCTTTTTTAACATTGTTGTTATAGAGGGAAGAATAATCCCATTAACTAAATATGTATGGCTATCTTCCCAATATTCTATAACATAATCATTTATTACCCATGTTTGCATTATTTAATTTTAATTAATAATGAACTTTTAACTGGTGTAAACTCTACATAAGTATCATATAAATCAGGTAAATCTTTTTTAAAATCTTTTGTTCTAAATGTTTCTTTCTCAGCTGGTGCTTTGTAAGTAATACTGATATTTTCATCTGATATTTTTATAATGCCTTTATCTTCCATTTCTTTTAATAAGATTTCTCTTATCTTTTCTTTTCTTTGCTTTAATTCTTTTTCTTCTTTATCAATTAAAATTAATTCATCTGCTATAGTTTGCCTTAATTTAAATTCTTCAATTTCCTTTACTATTAAATTATTCATTTTTTATTCCTCATCTTTCTTTTTAAATAATTTACTTAATATTTCGCTTGCCTTACTAATAGACATATCTTCTAGTTTTTCAAGATTATTTACTTCTAATAATTTAATTAAGTTTTCGCCTTGATAATATTTTTGTATAAGTTCCATTTGTTTAGGACTTATTTTTGCATTTCCTACTTGTTTAGTGGCTTTCTTATATCCATTTTCGGGGCTTGCCTCTTTATCGGGGTCATCTCCAGTACTTAATTTATATGCTTTCATAAGTGCATATTTATCTGCATATGTCATTGCCTTTCCTGGTGCTTTGTCGCCTGTATCTAAGCCATCTCCATAGACTGTAGTCTCAATAAACTCACTAGGATTATCTATATTAACAAATCTATAAGTAGTTTCTATTCTCATAAATAATGTATTAGTTTTAGTGATGCTTCCATTATACTCAGTTTCTTTCACTAATGTATCTCTATCAATTACTTCTCTTTTTGCTGGATAACTATAAACTCTATATTTTTTTTCTATAGGTTTCACACCATCTAATACATCTCTTTCTGATACTGCTTTATAACTTCTAGTTTTGTTTATTTCTACAGTCAATCCTTTTTCAATAACTCCTATTTCCTCAGTTATTAATGACATTTTTTCATAGATGTTCATTGTTTTAATTTCTTCTTCTTTCATTTTCTTTGTTCTCCTTTCATTATAAATTATACATCTTAATTTACATATTGTCAAGTATATTTTATACTTTTATTTATTTTTTTGATATTAATAATTTTTCTTCATAACCTTTAATTTCTTCTAATAACCAATTAGGAACAATAGGCTTGTCCTCAAAGAGCCATTGTAAGGCCTTTCCATATTCTTGGTCAGTTTTAAAGTAACCATTTGAATACATTTTATCTATTTTTAATTTATATAATTTTCTCGTTTCTTTATCACATTCTGTTAATATCTCTGCTATAGTAGGCATGAATTCGCTTTTTTCAATTATTCTGTTTATAGCATTTGATACTACTACATAGTCATATCTTTTTAATTTACTATAATATAATTGATTAAACATAATTGTACTTTCTTTTTCCATATCTTTAAAATAATACGGATATGCTATTCTTAATACATTAACTATCTTACTGAAGTTTAATTGTTCCATTATATATCTCCTTTATTGTTTCATCCATAGCAGATGTTCTTGATTTTTTAATTTCTTTTTTACTTTTAAATGATTTTTCCTCTTCTTGTGCTTGTTGTACTGTTGTTATGGAATTATTCCTATAATTAACTAATATCGTATTTATATATTTAACATTATATTTGCCATTTAATACTGCTTGCTTAATTGCATATCTAGTTAATTTATTATCTTTCCATTCTCTTATCATTTCAATTTCAATACCATTTAATGTTCTTCCAAAGTTTTTCTCTAAGAAGTCATAAATTGTATCTTGTTGCCTTATACTACTACTATTATTAATTATATTATTAGTTATATTATTATATATTATATTATTATCTTCATCATTTTCTAAATACCCCTCTTTAGAATATTTAATACCCCCCTCATCATTTTCTAAATACCCCCTATTTAATTTTTTAAATACCTTTACTGGGTATGGTGGGCTTTGTATTTTTAATATTCTTCCTAATATTTGATTATCTTCTTTTATGTATTCTGCATTTAGATATCCTTTATCTATTAATTCATTGATTACTTGAGATACTCTTCCACTACTTATGCCAAAGAAATCACTAAAGTATTTATTACTAGCATAACATCCTCTATCATTGTCTAAACTATCGATTTCCACTAGCATTACTTTTTGTTGAAGTGTTAATTCTTTACTTTCCCAAACCTCTTTTGGTATCCAAATACCTTTAAATGCTCTTTTATTATCTTCCATTATTTTTCCTCCTTTTTAACTGGTACTAATTTAATAGTTTCATCATCATAGAATTCTAAATAGAATTCACTACCATATTTGTTAATTAAAAATTGTGGTATTATAATTCTGTTTTTAGTCTTATCTGCTTTCTTCATAAATCTAAATAATAGTTTCATTTTATCACCTACCTTTCTTATCTAAATCAATTGTACCACCTTTAAAGGTATTTGTCAATATATAAAAAGAAGAAATATTATTTTTTTAATATCTCCCCCTTAATTAAAATTCTTCAAACTTTATACTTTCCATTTTCTTTTTTAGAGCATTAATTTTGTTTTCTGTACTTGTATAAGCATTTTTAAAGCGTTTTAACGAGCATTCTTTGTCTGCTAGTCTCTTTATATCATCTTGGCAAAAACGAGTTCCTAGAGCCTCAAAATAAGCCATAGCAGGTGTTTTGCCATCTCTTTCGGTGTTCCAATTCTTCCTTTCCTCTGTTGTTCTTACTGCTCTATCTATTTCTATTTGTGTTTTTAATTCAATTATGTCTTTTGTAAGCCTTGCTATTACTTCTCCTATTATGTAGTTAAGATTAGAATAAACCTCTATGTTATGAGCATATAAATACATTGAATTAGGTTCATCTATAATTTTTTTAAATACTTCTTGATACATACTAGCAAGTTCTTTTTCATTTGTATTTTTTATATTAAAAGGGTTAAATAGGAATAATTTCTCTTCCACTAGCGTTCACCTCCCACTTCTTCTACCGCAAAGATATCTAACTGAACACCTTTTTTCAATCTCTCTTTGGTATATTCACATTGTTTTTTGCTTAATTCTATTCCTATTGATTTTATGTTTCTTGAACTACAAGCATAAAGCGTAGTTCCTGTTCCACTAAAATTGTCTAAAACTACATCTGATGTTCTAATATATCTATCAATAATATTTTTTACAAATTCTGTGGAAAAAGTTGCTTTATTTAAATCTGTAGCATTGTCATTATTAGAGGATTGAAAGAAATTAAACATATTTTCGTATATTGGTTGTTTGGTATCTTCTCTTTCACCTATTTTTTTCTTATTAGAAGTAAAGGTATTGAACTCATTACGCTTGCAAAAAACATAAACAAATTCACAAATTCTTGTCATTTTATTCGAAGATACATTGTTTGGTGTGGCATTATTTTTCTTCCAAATTAATATATCTGCCAATGTAAAATCAGTTTTTTTAATTATTTCGCCTATTGTCAAATTCATTACTTCAGTATTTTCGGTTCCATATGACATATTATAAATTATACAACCATTTTGATTTAAAATCTTATTGTATTTTTCAAAGATGTTGATTGTCCATTCGATGTATTCGTTATTATCCATGCCATCTTTGTATTCATCATATCCTCTATCGGTAGAATTAGGTCTAATGATATTATATGGAGGAGAAGTTATTACTTTATCAACTTTAACATTATTTTTTATTAATAAGTCCATTATTTCAACGCAATCACCACAATATAAAGTTGCTAAATTGTTTTTATAATATTCTTCCATTATCTATCATCTCCTATTATTTTTTTGTATGCTGATAAAATTCTTTTTAAAGTGATAAGTTTAGACTGTTCCTCCATTGCATTTATATAATCATCTTCACTATCATATTCACAATTATAGTTTATACCAGTTCCTTTAGGCTCAATATTATATATTTTATCTTCTAACCATCTTATAAATTCTTTTTGTTGTTCCTTTAATTTTTGATTTTCTTCTTGTAATGATTTTATTATAAGTTCGTTAGATGTAATGCCAATTTCATCACATATTTTTTCTATCATTTCAATACCGCCTCTAATATATCTAATAATTCACTCGTCTCATATGTAGTCAAAAACTGTTCATATTCATCAGGTGAAGAAATACACTCTTTTATATACTCTATTGCTTTATCTATAGTTCTTTCATATACATCTCTTGTTTGAATTATATCATCTCTAGTACTTGTTTCATAAATGATAAACTCTGCTACTTCTCTAGGTATATCATAATCTTTACCATTTATATTTATTTTTTCTTTACTTAATTTAACATTGTATTCCATTATTTTCCTCCTATTCTTTGCATCTTTTCAAGCATAGCCATTATTAAGAATGATGTTTTGCTTTGTCCTGTCAATCTTGTTGCTCTTTCTAATTCATTAAACTCCCATTCAGAAAGCCTAATATTTAATACCTTTGTTTTTGTTTTCTTTCTCATATTCTCTCCTATCTACAATATTGGTCATATAATTCACAATATTGATTTCTATATTCTTTTAAATCATCAATTTTTTCTTGTTGTTTTTCTATTTCTGCATAATAATCTTCTAATTTATCAATTAACTCTTCGATAGATACTAAATCTTGATTTTTAAATATATCATTTAATACACTACTATTAATATCTTTTAAATTGATATAAACATTATTCATAATATCTCCACCTCCTCCCATTTGATTTCTTTCTTTCTCTTCCTCTTAGGTAGGCATTTGTCTGTTGCTTTAATCTGCTATTATTCTCCTCATGTAAAGTACAACCATATGTTTTTATTTGATAGTTTTCTATCATTCTTATCAATTCATTTAAATAACCAAATTCCCCATGTTTCTTATGAAACTTTGCTCTGAAATCATTTCTACTATCCATAGAAGTATTCTTATATAAATTGAAGTAGAATTGTAATTTAAACTCTTCCATTATTTACCTCCTAATTCTTTATATTTTCTAGTTACACCAGGTATCCAGTCGCTATTCAAATCATTAGGGTCATTATTTGCTCCTATTGGTGCATATTTAGGTTGTATAGTTTCTATTGTTGTGCGACCCTCATCATAATAATTGTGTTTTAAATTAGATATATAGGCATCTATTCCCGCATCTAATGTGTCATAACTATAGAACTCGTCTTTCATACCATTCCATAAACCACCAACATTATTTTTATAATTAAATACATATGATTTATAATCATCTGTTTCGTGTAGAACTATAGCAAGTGCTAGTCTCCAATCAACACCATAATCTTGTGCTGCTTTCTTAATTTTGCAAGATACTTCATCTAAAGTACAATCATTTGATAATTCTTCTACTTTTTCTAAACTCTCTAATTCGGCATTTTTTTGCGATTTAAGAGACTTTTCTTCTTCTTGATCTATTTGTATTACTTTCTTGTTTTCATTTGTCTCTGCCTTTGCAATTAAGTCTGAGCATATAAATACATAACTATATATAAGTCCACACATAAAACCTATGAAAAATATTATCAAAATTTTTTTAACCTTAACCCAAACCTTATTTATTTCTTTTTTTCTTCTATAACTTTTCCTTGTCATTACCTCTTTATTCTTTTTCATTTTGTTCTCCTTTTCTATAAATTATTTACTACTAATAATGTTATCACAATTAATTCTATATAAAATATAATTGCTCCTTTATTATCTTTTAAAAACTTTTTCATTATTTATCCTCCTTAATATCCTACTCTTACGAAGTCTCTAACTTCATTGTTTGTTATTTCTCTATAATCTTCCTTGTATAATTTTTCTCTTAATTCTTTTTCTTTTTCACATAATTTTATATATTCTTCTTTTTTTCCGCCATACATATCCATTTCAATTCTTTCTAATTCAATTTTTCTTAATTCTTTTAGCATTTCTTCTCTTGTCATTATTCCTCACCTCCTATCATTAAACTATACTTAGGTGTATATTCTTTACCAGTTATCTTATTCATAACAAATATTATTTCATTACCACTTAATACTGGTATATAACCTTTTTTATTAATCAATTTTTCAACTTTTTTAATTTCCCTTTTCATTCTAATCACCTTTCTTTTTATATTTTTTAACTGAGGAGAACTTTTTTAGTTCTCACTCAATTTTCTAATTATATTATCTGCCATTATGAATTCTTCATATTTGCCAGTTTCTTTTGTAAGAAATCTTGTTAACAATGTTATTATTAAATTAATTTCTTCTTTAGTTAATTTTTCCATTTTTGTTCTCCTTTCCTTAATTACAATATAATTATAACATAGGTATATACATTTGTCAATACATTTTAACAACTTTTTTAATTTTTTTACATTTTCTTTATAAACCCTTATAAAATAAAGAAAAAAAGAGTTATTTTTTCTTAACTCTTTTTAATATTTTACCTACATTTTGGTAATATTCTTCATTTGGAGGTTGCATACTTTCATTTAATTGTCTGAATAAATTATTTAATTCATTATATGCTTGTAAATCTATTTTTTCAATTTTATGCAAGTCCTCATGAGATTGTTCTATCAATAAAGCATAATTGGATATGTCGTTTGCCCCACCATATACCCTTTTAAATATGTGATGCCTTGTTAATGGTGTATTCCTATATATCTTATATCCCATCCAATCTCTTTCTTTTGTTTTGTAGATTTTAAGCATTATTTTAACATCTTTATTCAACTTTTTCTATCTCTGCATATCTCCATATATAACCACCACACTTTTTCCTTTTTCCATCACATACATCTTTTATATGAAATAATTTCAATTCTTTTTGTGCTTTGTTCATAGAATTCCATTCCTTAACAAATTTATCATCTAGAGTAAATTGTAATATTCTTTTGTTCTTTTTCCTTAAATTATTATCATAAGCGTGTTGCAAATTGTGACCATAAGAACACCACTCTAAATTTTCTAGTCTATTATCTGTTTTGTTTCCATTAATGTGATTTATACAAGGCAATCCTTTGTGATTTGCTATGAAATTTTCTGCTAATAACCTATGTATATATACTGTTTTAACTTTATTATCAACTGTTAAATCGGTTGTTTTGTATCCATTCTTTATTTTTCTGATACCAAGCAGTTTTGTTTTATAATGATATTTTCTACCATCTTTATATACTACTTTTCTTTCTTTTCTTCTAATTCTTCCTAAATTCGATATTTGATAATATTTTTCATATCCTCTAATATCTTTCCATACTTCATTTTTCATTTTAATACCTCCCGTAATAAAGTATTAGGGGAGTGATTACGGCACTCCCCCTCAATTAATTATAACATAATTCTGATTATTTTCCAATATAAATTTGAAATTTTGTCATTGGAACTCCTTTGACACCACCGAAGCCATCAAAACCATTTCCTTTGATTAAGTCTTTTTGGTAAGGATAATCATTTACTTTGTAGTAAGCATATTGGTAAGGTCTAATATTATTTGGTGTGAAATAGTATGCTTCTACTAATGCTATAGGTTCTCCATTTCCAGCCCAACCTGATATATAGTCATTTATATCATAACCAGTTATCCAACCTAAAGTTTTGCCGCTTACTGTAGTTACCCTATATTTAATGCCACCTTTATCTACTCTAATAGCAAGTCCAGTTATAGGGCTGTTCTCCCAACCTGCATAATCTTCTAGATTTTTAACTTCTGGAAGCCAATTATGTTTTTGAGTTTTAACTCTATAATAAACATTAACTTCGTTTGAAGTAGGTTTATCTTCTAATTTAGCCTTTATCATATTTAAGAACCTATTCCAGCCCATATCTAATGTTCTATGAGGGCAATATTTATTAGTGTAATCCTGGTGTTTTGTTACTTTATCAATTCCCCAATCATATCTTTTTAATATGTCAACGATTAAATCTACTGCATTTTGTTCTGCTTTGATAAATCTATCTCCGCCAGATTTTGAATAACATATTTCTATTGCTATACCCTCTCTATTTCCTTTTCCATTTCCATCCGAAGCGTGCCAGCCATTCCTATTTTCTTCAATTCCTTGTACTATTTCTTTGTCATCAACAGCATAATGAAAAGATGTTTCATAGTCATTATTTGTCATATATGCTATTTCATTTCTTGCACTTGCATCATTAGCAGTATTATGAACTACTATTCTAGTTGGTGTCATTTCATAAGGACACTTTATACCCCATTTGCTTTCTGGTACTATTTTTTTTATTATATTTACCATATTATCTACTCTCCTTTTATTAATTTCTCTAAATTATGGAATATGTCATATGTTCCGCCTGCAATTATTCCACTTAAAGCAATAGCAACTTTGAAATCTTTAGTTACTATCCACTCGATAATAGCAACTATCAATCCAACTGCAATATTCTGCATTGGTATTAATTTATTATTTAATTTAGTGTGTTTCTTTGATATCACACCTAATATCCAAGTTACTATGATAGTTACTAAACTTATTAATGTACTTAATTCCATTCTTAACACCTCTCTTTCAATTCTCTAATTTCTTCATTTATATACTTAACATCATATTCTAAGCGATATGTTCTTTCTATTACAGTATTATGTTTCTCAACCTTTTTTTCTAATTGAGTAATTCTATACTTGATTAAATTCATACCAGCAAAAGAACCTATACAAGTACCCAGAAACGATATTAGTGCTACTATTATAGTGTCGTTCATATTTTCCTCCTTTTTAATCTGTTGTTTTTGTATATTTTAAGCAAACATAACAAATTCTTGCTCCAAGTGTACTTGGAGACCTAAATCTAATTTCTCCGCTATTTTTGTTAGCCCAAGTTCTACACCAATCCGAAGCCGAATAGTACCAATTGGTTGGTAATGTCTCTGAGTCGCTCATTATATATGAAGCACTTTCATCTATCCAAATGTTCTCAACATTTTCAATGTTGTAATTGATAAATTTATCACTATTATTATCAACTTCAAAAGTTACAATCTTCGAATAAATGGGTTTCTCATCTATCCACTTGCCTATAACTTTTTCACTAGTAGAGTAATTAAACTTATTATTTACTTCATTTATTGCATTTACTAAATTGCTTTTATTAGTAGTATTCAAACTTGATAATGTTCCTATGTTCGTTGCATTATTTGCTATATCATTTGTATTTGTTGTTGTATTATCATCATTTGTATTAACTACATTTTTTATTTCATTTAAATCACTAGCATTACATTTATTTGTATCTGCTATATCAGAATTAACATTTAATGCTACCTTATTTTCATATGTTATTTTTGCCATATTTTTCATTATTTAATTTCTCACTTATGATATCATTTCCATTTGCCTATAGCAAAACAAGATACTTGTACATTTCTAGTTGCTTGGTCTGGTCTAACTACCCAAAATGAGCCAAATGAAGTTAAACTAAAACTCTGGTTTCTTTCTATTAGATATGCACCCAAAGGCATTATAAATATACTAGGAAAATTTCCGACAAAAGGTTGAGGGAAATCACCAATTTCTAACTTAGCACTTTCATACATACTTCCCCATACACTACCTATATAGATATCACCGAAACTTTTATTTTTATAACATATCATAGTTCCATCACTATATTTTACCCAACTTCCATTCTCATCACTTCCACTTTCTATTATAGTTCCTAATATCATATTTACTTCATTTATAGCATTTACTATACTACTTTTATCGATAGTATTTAAACTAGATAATGTTCCTATATTTAAACTATTTGTATCTATTTCTTGTTTTTGTCCATTTACTACTTGTTTTATTTGGTTCATATCACCAGCAGTTACCTTATTTATGTCGGCAATTTCTGCATTTTCATTTAATGCTACTTTATCTTCATATGTTATCATAAGTTACCTCCCTGTGAGGTATTAATTAAATAATAACCCCCCCCCTTCATCATTAACTTATAGTTTATTTTTTTCATTTTATCTTCCTCCTTTATACTATCTCAACCATTTGAGTGATATTATAGAATTTACCTACTTCAAATGTTGAAGTTATAGTCTGATAAATTGTTGTTTCATCGTTGCTTATTATTTGAATATTTGTTATATCCTTTGATACATAAATATCAAAGTCATACATATAACTTGTATCGTTAATTTTGTCAACTTGATTTTCTTTTAATTGAATTATATAATTAGTATTATCAGCAAAATTAATTTTTACTTTTAATGCTTTAGTGTTATCATAATCGGTTGTTTCTGATATACTATTATTTAATCTGCTTGCTCCTATCGGGTTAAGCATAGGGTTAGTCATCTCATTATCATTCTTTATTTGCACAGTATTTATGAAGTTTATATTTAATGTTTCGTATATATTTTTTGTTATTGTCTGATTATTGCTTATTAGTATTGAATTAGTTTCACTCAATAAGTTTTCTTTTGCTATAATTTTATCATTTAAATAGTTATTTGGTACTTCTATAGTACTTTGTGTGGTTCTTCCTGTTATTGTCTTATTATATAAGTTTCTTGCAAATATAGGTTCGTTTTGGCTATCATATAAGATGCCCTGATTAGGAACCATACTATTTATATCTGAATATTCTAAACCATTATAATTATTTAAATTGTATATTTGTAAACTAGATACAGAAGTATCTTTCGACTGAAAGATATATTTATACAGATTAAATGTCTTTACTATAATCAATGAATTGATAGCATAAATTAAATTAGATGTAGAAAAGTAAACTTCATTTAAATAAACTTTTTTATCAACTATTCTTCCATATTGAACTTTATAATTACTGATATTTGCTACATAAATACTTGCATTATAATATAATTCACCATCATTTATGATTAAATTAGAATAAGTTGCTTCATTTCTGTCATATTCTTTATAATCTTCATCTTGTGAATAAATATTTTCATAAATATTTCCATTTAATTTATAGATAACATAAACTCTTTTATTCTCAGTTTCACTAATTTCGAAACCGCAATAATAAATATTGTTGCTATCTAATATCTTCATATTAGCACTTGGTATGAAACCTTCATTTGTTATAAATGGTACATTTATATTTGTTGAAGAAATAGTATCAGCACTTCTAGTTAATATGTAAGTTTCATTATAATTAGAATAATCCAATCCTGTCATCTTGAAATATAAATAATCTTCGTTATCCCAACTATTCCATAAGTCTTTAATATTAATATTTATGGTGGCATTAAAGTGAGTTAATTGAGGCTCTCCTGTTCCTTGGTCGACTAGTTCTAATACTGTATTGACTGGCTCATCACCATTATAATTATAGCCACCACAACAAAACGAGTTTTTTGTTGGATGTTTCTTTATTATTTGATAGAAGTAATTATCACCTGCAACACTTCTATTTGCTATTTGATATGTCTTTTTTATTTTAGCAATATAATTTTCACTAGTTGGAGATTTTATTGCTATATTATTTAATGTTACTATTCTCAGTATATTAGAATTATCATATCTTCTTTCTATAAGATAAATACTTCCATCTTCTGCTATTCCTAAATCATCAATTCGACCTATCACTACTCCACTTGAATAAGTATCTATAATTTGAATTAAATTACTATTATCATCAACTAATGCTAACCAACCATACATATTAGGATGTCTATTATTCTGTGAATATCCATAAAAGATGGTTAAATTACTTTTATATGCTTGTTCATATCCTACTGCACGAATAATAGTTTCACCTATAGTTGAAAAATATTCTCCTACTACATTTGCTATATTCGTATATAAGTCGTTTACTTCGACTTTAGTATTTGTGAATTGAGGAATGTTGGAGCCTGTTTGTTTTTCTGTTTTTCCACATAAATATGCTAATATGTTCTTTTTATAATCATCTGTCATATTTACCTCCTAACTTATAAATGGTGCATTTAATGTACAATTTAAGATATTATCTCCAATAACTGTGATTTCACTAACAGTTAAATTATTATATATGATATTTGCTGAATTCTCTATATCAACATTTCTTGTTATACTTTCTCCCTCTTGAATATTTCCACTTGCTTTATTTCTTTGATTATCAAACCAATTTATTGCTCTTTCACTATTAAACGAACTTGATAATTCGTAAGTATAGAATATCTTTTCTTGGTCTGTTGTATTTATTACCTTTATTTCTTTTCTTTTTACCATATAGTCTTGTGTTAAGTCTTCTATTGGTGCTTCAAAGTGTACTATTTGGCCTATGTTATATATGTCTTTATCATCAGTTACTACTTTTAAATTAACTTCTGCACTACCTTTGTATTTAATATATGATTGCCCTACTTTATCAAGTTCTGCACTTGAAAGAACATCGTTTCTATTCTCATATCTTGCTATAACGCCTTTTCTTCCTATTTGATTTGCTACTCTGTCTACTTCATCATTATTATACACTATTTGTCTACCTTTTACAAGAGGTTGATATACTACTTGTATTTGAGTACCAGCCGAATAACTCGCTTCACTTTCTATTTGATTTTTTCCTGGTGTATAATAGAAATCTGCATCTATTCCTATTTCTTTATCTGATTTGGTAGCAAAAGTCTTAGATACACCATTAACACTTATACTTCTTACATTACCTATATTAGAAGTAGTCAAGAAATTAGTATCATATCCATTTGCTATTAATGTTTCGGTATAATCTATGCTAGCATAAACTTCATCAGATTGCATAATTTGTTTATTTCTATAATCTCTGCTTCCATAATTGAAAGATATGTCATTTATATTATTTTCTTCAAACCAAGTAACATTATATTCAATATTCTTTCCTCTTGTCATTAATGTAGGGTCATAGAAGTCAATAGCAACCTTATCTTCATCGACAAGCCTTGTAAACCATTTAGAGCCTGTTATATCTGCTAAATATTGAAAGACATCATAAGCAGTCTTATTCTGTGTCGAATAAGCGCCAATTATATCTTCAGCACCAAATATATTAATGTTGCCTAATATAAAACCATAGTCTTTAATGGCATCTATTACCATCTCTATTGCTTCGGATATAGTCTTATTACTTATAACAAAGTCCAAAGTCTCGCCCTCACTAAGTAAAGTCTTGAAATCTAATATTTGTAAACTACAAAAGTGAGGATATCTAGGGTTAAGACTTATGTTCCCTGAGTTTTTTACTATTCCACAAAAGACAAGTACATCATCTTTATATATCTTACATTTAGAATAATCTTTAGGATAATAAAATCTTGAAACATAATTTTTATCGTTTTCCCAACTTTTTGGATAGCAATTATTAAGAATGGTAGAGGAAGTAGTAAGCATTTCCTCTGTTATTGTAAACTCTTTGTTGCAAACTACTTCTTCATTGTTTATTAACATTTTTAATCTACTCATATTATGCTCCTCCCATTCCATAATTATAGTCATTTTTAGAACCACCACTGAATGTTTTAATGTTATTAACCATTTGTCCTAATGGGTCTTGTTCCATATTATTATTTACTACTACATTAACCTGTGGACTTAAATTAGTACTTGAACTTCCATATAGGCTAGGAGATAAATCAAACATACCATCATAAGCAGTTTGAAGTTCTCCACTCATACTTTCAATACCATTTATAAGGCCTTTATCCATATAACCACCAATTTCAAACATTACTTTTGATGGGCTGTGTATTCCTAGAACATCTTTAATACCATCAGTTATACCTTTACCAAATTCTTTTATCTTTTTTAATACCCAATCCTTAGCATTTTTAATACCATTCCAAAGTCCTTCAACTAAATTTTTACCAATTTCTTTTAAATTTTCAGGCAGTTTTTTGAACCAATCTACTATCGAATTGAATATTTCTTTAGCACCTTCCCATGCTTTATCTTTTGCCTCAATAAGCCAATTTCCTATCTTAACTGTAGTTTCTTTTAACCATGCCCATATTTTTCCAGGCAATTCAGCAAACCAATTAACGATATTATTTATTATCTGCGGTAAATCGGTAGTTATCCAATTCCATATAGAAGTTCCTAAATCTATAACCTTTTGCCATACTTGTTGCAACCATTCCCATATCTTGCCTGGTAATGAAGCAACCCAATTAATCGCAGCAACTATCATTTGAGGTAAATCTTCAGTTATGAATTTCCATGCATTTTGAAAGAACAATATGATATGCCCTATAATTTGTCCTAATAGATAACCAATTTTATATGGTAAATCTTGAAGCCACCCTATAATACTCTGAACAAAACTAGGAATTGTTTCTGTAAAGAAATTTTTAATTCCATTCCAAGCATTAACAAAGAAATCTTTTATCGCTTTAACGAAATTATTAATAAAATTTCTAAAGCCCTCACAATTATCATATAGCAATTTAAATGCTCCGACAAATGGATTAACTAGTATTAAAAGTAATGATTTCCAATTCTTTTTAATGAAACCTACTACCGAATTAACTATATTTTTTAACCCATTCCATAGTCCTATCCAGAAATTTCTAAATTTTTCTGATTTTTTCCATAAAAGAGTAAATCCAGCGACAAGAGCCACAATACCTGCAATTACTAAACCAACCGGATTTAAATTCATTGCAGCATTTAATAAAAGTTGTGCCACTTGAAGTGCTTTTGTAACTGCAGTAGTTATTTTCATAACAGCATTATAAGTTTTAATTCCAGCAACCAAGGCTAATATTAATGGACTTAAAGTAATGATAATATCTTTGAATTTATTGAAACCATTAATAACTTTCGATAAATCTATATTAGATATAAATGTTGATATCTTTGAAAACGCATCACTAATTTTGGAAGAAACAATTTGAACGATTTCACTGAAATTAGGCAAGCCATTATCCTCTAGCATTTGATTTATTGAATTAATTACATTTGACACTCCTCTTGTTACTGCAGTTTTTAGGTTAGTTATAGATGTTGCGATACCACCTGTTGATGCTCTTGCTTGTTCTTCAAACGAAGAAAAGCCATTTAATCCTTGCTCATTTAATTGCATTATAGTATCTATAAATGTATCAAATGTAGCAGGAGCAGTATCAGTTGTTCTTAATAACTCTCCTAATTCATCAGTAGTCATTCCCATCGCAGTGGCGACTTGTTTTAATTGTGCCGGCATAGCTTGTTGTAGACTTCTCCACTCTACCATATCCATAACGCCTTTAGAGTAAGATTGTGATAATTGCTCTAAAGCACTTGCTTGTGCTTCAGTACCTGCACCGCCTGCTAATATGGCGTTGTTTACTGCTATAAACATCTTTGCCGATTTTTTTACATCGCCATTTTTAGAAGTAAATCTCTGTACTGCACTTGCGGCACTATCCAATGTCGTAGGTAAGCCGGTTAAACTTTTGCTAAGCATTCCTATGGCTTCAGAACTTTCTTCCGCTCCTATACCTAAATTACCCATAACATTAGGAAAATTGTTTAATATATCTACTCTCGATATAGCACCATCTAGGCTATCATTAATAACTCCAATTCCTTTGGCTATAGCCTTTGAGATGAGGCTGCCTTTTACTATATCAGACATTCCCAAAACTTTTTTTTCTACATCTTTTGTGTCAGCAGTGAAATCGAATATTACATTTCCACCTTTCATTGTTCCACCTCCTTTTATATAAAATAAAGGGCTGGGCTTTTAACCCAACCCTTATAGGTTTATCCTTCTACAACTGTGCCTTTTCCAACTATAACAATAGTTAAAGCAAACTCGCCACTATCTTCGGCAGCACCACCTAAATCACTAAAGTTCAAAGTACAAGGTACTTTATACTTAGTATAAGTTAATGCTCCTTCTTCAACACCAGTTAAAAGTTCAAATTGAACTAATTGGTTATTGAATTGTGCTACTGTACCATCTTTGAGTAATGTATGAATATTTCCTAATATTCCTTGAATAGCAGTATTATTCATGTCAATTTTAACAGTAGTTTCAATTGATAATGCTGCACCTGTGATTATGCTTCTTTGAATAGCATCACAGAATACATACCAATCTTGCTGCTCGAAGTCAGTGGTTAAACCAACCTCAGTAGTAGTACACATAGCAGTAAATGCAGGTACTGCACTTGTACCAGTATTTAAACTTAAATTTTTAATGACCTCTCTATTATTTACATAGAATTCCATAAATTTACACTTCCTTTCTATAAATCTTTTTCGTAAATTTTATTAACTATACATTGTAAGGTTGAATTATATCCAACTCTTCTGATATCCATATACTCTATTGCTTGTGGATTAACATATTGACTAAATATAATTTGCCACCTTTCCAATTTATTAGTTTCTTTATTTTCAACTTCTATTCTTTCTGATTTTCCTATTAGATTTCCAAGCAATAAAGATAACTCTTTACATTCTTGAATTGTAAGACCATATATATCAACCATATAGTAATTATATAAAGGTAGTATATCGCCATAAAATACTTGTCTTTGGCCATCTTGTTCTTGTACTACTATTACTCTACTATCGTTATCATTTGTTGAATATTCAGCCTTTATTTTCCATTTATCAGTAGTATAATTACTTACTAAATTTTGAAGATATTTAATTAAGACTAATTGCTTCTTTTTTAATAATTCTTGTGTCATTGAAGTTTATTCCTTTCTACACAACTAGCAGTAATATTTTTTCCCTGCCTTTTCCATATTCTCGCATACCATCTACCAAAAGTTCCTGGTTCAGACCAATTCGTACTATTTGGCATAACCCACACATATTTAGCATATTTGGTGTACGAGCCAATATAATAATGTCCTGCTGTTCCTCTTACTCCTGCAGCCATAGAAGTCTTTCTCATTCTTCCTGTATCTTTAGGAATATATGGTAATGTTCTATCGAGAGTTTGTCTGGCTATGGCATATGTTATCACATTTGGGGCATTCATTATCTTTTGTTTTGCTCCAGGATACCAATTTACTTTAACTTTTCTAGCCATTATTTAACCACTATAATCTTATTCTCTACTCTATTAAATATCCAACTATCTTGAACCTTTAACACTGTATGAACTTTATTATCAGCATACTTGCCTAAGTAGATAATTTGGTCTCCAACTTTTACATCAACAAGTCTTCCAACTTGATAATAGCCAGTAGCCTCAGGTACTGTATAAATACCGAACCTTATAGCACCTTCGCAATCATAGGGGCAACATTTAATTGTGATTTCTTTATAATTAGTATCATCAAACACTTCATCATTTTTATCACGATTAAATTGCCTTAATGTTGCTTTCATACCATTTATTAGAAACATATTATTCGCCTCCAAAAGGTATAGTAAGAGCCATATTACTTGACATAGGAGTACCTCTATATAGATATCCATTATTAGCAAGTATTCTTAGTGCTAGAGTAGAATAATCAGTCTTTAAAGGAGAACTCATAGAGCCTGCCTTTATATCTTTATCAAAATCAACAAAAGGGATATCGTGTTCTAACACGAACCTCATTTGTTCCATAGAAGCATTTTTAATAGGCAAAGGGACACCAATTGCATCCCAACTAGCATCCCTATATCTTAAGCCTATTTGTGAGAAAATCATCTCACTTACTGCTTCTATCTGCCAAGTTGAAATATCAGCATTTGAGTACTCGGGATATTTAATACCGAATTCCTCTTTTGTGAAAAATTGCATTTTCCCACCTCATTTCTATTTAGGCAATTACTATATCGCCACTATAAGCATTAGAGTAGTTACCATATTTATCAATACCATATACAGAAACATGATAATCTCCTGCTTCAGTAGGTGTACCTGTGATAGCACCAGTTGTAGGGTTAAGTGTTAATCCTGCTGGTAAACCACCTGCTTCAAACTTATCAACATCAGTACCACTGAATGGAGTTGTTTGAGTATATTCTTGTGCATGAGTTCCCTCATCAAATGAACCTGCAGATACGATAGGTAGACTTTCAACTAATTTAATTACTGCTTCTGGTCTAACTACTTTAGCACCGAACATTACATTACCTTCAACAACGAAGTATCCAGGGTATCCTGGGAAGTTACCATTGTATTGAGCAAATGAACTCCAGAATGTATCACCAACTGTACCAACTTCATTAGCAAAGTATCCAACTACATTTGTATCTTTACCATCTTTATCTTTTTCAATTACATTACTATTGATTTGGAATACACTAACACCATAAGCACTAGCAACTTGTCCCATATCAACACCCTCAACACCTGCTCTTGTTTCATATTTAAGAATAGATGTTAAACTTGATATAAAGTAAGCATATGCATTTGAACTTAGTCCTAATAGGTATCCATCATATATATTTCTATCGAATAATTTAGATTTTAAATCGTTAATTAATTCAATAGTTTCTGTTCCATTAGATGGAGCCCATTTAGTACATTGACCATCTGTATAAGCCATTGAACCATCTTGAGGTCCAGTAATATCAGCATTTAATTTATTAAAGCCATATACATCGATTTGTCTAGAGATTTGAGCCTCTTTTAATTCGATTTGTCCCTCAATTGCTCTTTCGATACCACTACCCATTACTATAGGGCTTACTCTAAATGAATAGTCCATAGGTAATTCAGTTAAGTCAACTTTTACTGAATTGTAAGTAGCAAGTTCGTTCGTAATTCCTCCTTGTGCAATTTCTACATTATTTCTTACATTTAATGTAGTGTCTAATTGCTTAACAATCTCAATAATTGGAGTGCCAGTTCTTCCGACTTCAAACCATCTTCTATCTAGCATTTTATAGAATTGAGAATTGTAAAGTAAATTAGCATAAGTTCTTTTCATTAGACCTTGTAAGTCTAAGTTTACTCCTGTAAAATTCATAATTTCTTCCTCCTTTTCTTTCCTCTATATTTAACTAAAATTATTTAGTTACAGGTATCATTAAATCTTTAATGCTAGTACCTCTTGTTATTTTTATATCTTTGCCAGTATTAGCATTGTTTCCATTTACTCCACCCTCATTAGGTGCTTGTGTAAATGGTATACTAGGTTTCTTTTCTGCTTCTGGGAAGTATGTATTTTTAAATCTAGTTACTATTCCCTCAATAGCCTTGTCATCATCTTTTTCATCAGCATAAAGACTATTTCTTAACTTAACTACTTCATCAAAGTTTTCTTCTTTAAATCCTTTTTTAACAAGTTTATTTTCTAGACTTAATCTAGTCATTTTATCATTTGTTTCACTTAAAGTTTTAACAGTATTGTTGTAGTTAGTTTCTAGACTTGTATAGTCTCCTTGAAGTTTAGTATAATCTTCTTCTTTTACATATCCTGAATAATCAGGCTTTTTGATTTCACTATTCTTTGTATATCCTTGTGTGAAATCTTTTTCCATTGCAGAAACATCTAGGTCATCATTACTTATAGTAATCTCTTTGTTTTTTAGATATTTAGTAATATCAAAATTCATATTTATCATTCTCCTTTTTTTAGAAGTGATAAAAGTGTGTCGCGACTGCTAACCTTTTATAGACTTGGTAGCAATTGGTCTATTTATTTAATTCTTTTATAGTAGCATTTATCTTTTTTATTTTAGCATTTGTTTTATCAACCTCACTTCCATTTCCTAAATTTTCATATATCTTTTTATCATTTTTTAATTTAGTTCTTTTTAGTTGTAGGGCTTGTATCTTTTGCTTTTTTTCATAATCTTCTTGCCACTTATCAGAATTATAATCATTCTCTTGTATTTGGTCTTTATCCCAATATATAGTCCATTGGTGTCTACAATTAGGATGACCTACACCACCAGCAATTGCTTCTTCTTGTGGATAATATCTAATTCCATCAGAAGTATATCCACTTCCTCCATTTTTGTCATATACCTTTCCTTGATAAGGCATACATAAAGGGCAAGCAAATGTATGGGCTGGTAAATATAAAAGTTCTTTGTCTAATAAATTAGCATCGTACATTGTTCTATTCCAACCTGCATGATTAAGGTTAGTATTATATAACATTGAATTATAATCGGCTATGTTATGCCAACTTCTTACGCTTCCATCTTTATTATGGTATGGTATAGTGGCTTGAACTTCATCGTATTTAGTTACTAGTTTAGATAAATAACTTTCTCTGTCTATATAACTTTTATTTGCAGTCTTTCTTCTGCCTTTATAATATTCATCAATATTATATTTATATTTCTTCTCTACATTTTGGAATATTTTTTCACTTGCTAATTCATATATCTGTTTATACTCAGCATCGGGATTTAGTATCTTATTTCCCTCTAAATCTCTAGCCATTATCATATCTTCAAGTTCTTTTATTCTCTCAGCCATATATTTATGGTCTACCTTTTCCCATATCTTTGTTGTTTCTTTTTTGAACTCTGCTAGTGTTTTATTTTTGTATAGGTAGTCGAAGAATACTCGTTTAGTTTCGTACATTAGTTTATAATATTCATTTTTTGAATAGTAAGCACTATCTTCTATAAATAAACTAAATGGGTCTTTCATTATACTTCTCCAAACTTAACTTGTATTTCTTCTTCTTCCTCTTTATTAGCATTAATTAATTCTTCTATTAATTTACTATTCTTACCTACATAATCATCATCAATTAATTTATTAAGAATAGGTGTTATTATTTTAGCCTTTACACTATATGGAACACTTCCGATACTTTGTATTCTTCCTAATACTTGAAGTTTCTTCATATCATTGAATTTCTCGTTTACTCCATAGTCCCAATTTAACTCAGTAGGTATTAAATTAACTTGTATATTGTTCGCTTGTTGAGCCTTAACAACATTTTCAAGTAAATGATTTATTTGAGGTTCTATTTGAGTTTTTATTGCCTCAATAGTCATATCGGAATTATTCTTACTTAAATCTATACTATCGACATTTTGGTAAGCATCTTTTTCATAACCAAATGTTGCAGGACTTAGTCCAGCCATTTGTATTACTTGATAATCACAGAACTTAAACGAACTTATATATTCATTAAATCTAATATTACCTTGTAAAAATTCAAATAATTGGTGGTCTTTATCTCCTGGTAATAAAGTAAAATAATCTGCCAACTTTCCTACTGATAATGTATCTACTTTGTAATGATTACTTGCAGGTTGCCAATTAGTTACTATGTCTCCGCTTTGATAGTGTTGACTTGTTACTATCTTAGTCTTAGTCTTTTCTATTTCATCAACAAAGGTATTGAATATTTCCATTTCTTCATTTAGGAACTTTTTACTATCTTTAAAGAAATTTTGACCTATATCTATGTTGATTAGGTTTTCATAAGGTAATATGTACTTAGCAATGTATTCATTACCAGTTCTTAAATTAAATGTACCCAACTCAACAGGTATTAATTTACCACCTTTATCTTCTTTATACACTTCCATAGTCATATAAGTAATACCATTCTCTAACTTAATATTTCTATGAAGTTCGTATATATCTTCTTTAGTGACAAACTCTTGTATGATAGTACCGCTTATTACTTTATCATACTTTTGTACTAAATCGTGTATGTCTGATTTCTTGATACACTCTAGATATATTTTATTATCAAACTTATTTATTAATATGAAACTTTCTTCTTCATATACTGCTAATTCTAGGCTCTCTTTAAGTGTAGGCATTAACCAGTTTATTGATAACCCCTCTGTCTGTGTTACTAAGTCTGAGCCAAATATTTGATTAACTATATATGTAGCAACCTTTTTACCACTAGGAGCAATTATATAGTCATTTTTCTTGTAAATATTAGGCTTTCCATTAGTTATACCAGGTTGAGTTACTGTTGCCTCTACTCTTATATATGGAGCCTCTAAATAGTTGTATGCTGATTTTAATCTTACTTGATTATTCATTTAATATCAACTCCTTCATATATTAGAGTTTCAATATGAGCCTCTCTTTTCTTTTCATCAGTCAATTTATATTTATAACTTTGAACCACAATTTGTACTTTTCTATTAGTTCCTAGTAAATGTTTCATGCCTCTTACTTTTACTACATAGAACTTACCCATAGGAGCGAAGTCTTTGTCTATTTTTCTTTTATCTATGCATTGACCATTTAAATATAAATACAAAGTCCATTTCTTATTATTTATTAGATATTTTTTCAATTTTTGTGATTTTTCCGCAATTTTATCAAAAATATTCAATGAAATGTCGCTTATTTTTTTTATTAGAGTTCTCATTTCTAACTCCTTTCTATGTGTATAAATAATAAAAAACATATAGTTATCTCTTTAACTATATGCTTCTTATGTTTACGACACACTTTTTCGCACTTTTCTATCTCTTAAATTATAGCATAATTATTTATTATTGTCAACATCTCTTTTATAACTTCTTATATGTATGTAATGAGTAGGGTAGATTTCATATACTTCTATCATCTTACACTTGGGGCATGGGTATTCTATTACTAAAGGAGTTTCCACTTCTATTCCCATTTTCTTTAGGTTTTTACTATATTCTTCAATTTCTATTTTAAATAAATATCTTTTTGTAGATTTGCAACGAATTTCGATTTTAATCAACCCCTTTGTATTTCCATATATAATTATATGCTTTATGGTATGTTCCTCTACACGCAGAACTTATATTTTGATTTTTAAATCCTAAATTTCTTTGTATTTCCATTGTACTTTTCCATTTTTTTATTAATTTCCCTTTTAAATCATATTGCCACACTTCTTTATTCAAACAATTATTTCTATTACCATAATTAATGTTATAAGAACGAGTACACCATTCTAAATTACTAACTTTATTATTTTGCTTGTTTTCATCAATATGATTTATCTGAGGATATTCATTAGGATTTAGAATAAATGTTTCCGCAACTAATCTATGAACTAAATATCGTTTATTTTTATTGTTCTTACACAAATTAACTCTTTCATAGCCATTATAAGTATAACTGACTTTTAATATTCTTTCTTCTTTTGCTTGTGTTCCTTTTCTTGGTAAACTTTTTACTTTCCCATAATTGCTGACTTGATATAATCCTTCATAATTTTTGATATCTTTCCAAATTTCTTGCATTTCCATATATTCAACTCCTTTTATACTACTGGTGCTCTATCAGTTTCTTTAAACTCTATTATGATATATCTACAATTATGAACTACAATTCCATTAGCAACAAAATTATGTACTTCTTCCACTTCCATATTATAAACATCTTCTTTATTTGGAAGTTTTTTTATTTCTACAGGGGTAGCAATTATAACATTGCTCTCTTTTTGAATATTTGTTAACTTCAAATTTTTCTCCACATTTGATACATTCTTTTTCAATATTATCTACTCCTATTTTTCTTCTATAAGCACTTTTACATTTATTAGAACAAAATTTATTTCTACCATTACAAATTGAATAATAATCTTTCCCACAATTTTCACAAGTAATTTTTTGCGGTTTCATTTTTCCTAGAGAAATTTTATATTGTTCTTTATGGAATTTTTCTGCTTTTTTTGATTTATGCCATTCTATTGCTTTTGGTCTTGCCTTTTCATTAAAGTTCTTTATTTTTTTTGCTTTTTGTTCTTCGGTTAATTCTTTTGAATGTAATATGCTATGTTCTCTTTTTAATATCATTTTAAGGTTGCTTATTTCATTGTTATCTTTATTGTGGTCTATATGGTGTATATCATAACCTTTTGGTATTTCTCCATTATGCTTTTCCCATATATAAATGTGCAAATATTTTCTTCTATTGCCAATATTGGTAGAAGATAAATAATAATTATCTCTTGTATTTTTCTTAAATTTATAACCATCAACATAAGCATAACCATTTTCATATTTTATCATATAACCATCTCCTAGTTAATTATACAATAAATATCTAATCGTGTCAATTGCAAATGATTTTATCTTTTTTAGTTAATTCTCCTAATTTCTTATAGCCTTTTGTAGTTAATATAAGATGGTCGTATGTACCTTTTAATTCATAACCATTTGATAATTTTAATTTATATATGTCTTGTTTTCTTTTTGTAAGCCTTACATCTTTAAAATTTTTATATATAAATCTATTACCATCAAAGCATTTAACATTTCCACTTTTTCCAACTAAATCAATTATTTTGAAATTACCTCTATCTGTTGCAATAATAGTATCTCCTGTTAAGCAAGCATCTATATGGTCATCAAACTCTTTTACATAGGCTTCTTTTCCACTTTTTGAACTTGCCTTTAAATCATATCTATAACTCTCTAATTCAAGCATTCCATCATCTTTACCACTATAAATTAACTCACCACTATCAGTTATATGCTTAATTGCTTTTTGTTTGTATATAAGCAGATATCCCTTATAGAACAAAGATTGCATATATTGAACTCCCTCAACTACATCATCCATACTTTTATTGATTAATGTATGTGATATATTATCAGCAATTAACCTATTATGGAAATGAGCGGCTGCACTATCTAATACCATTGTAGTTATAGGCACTTGTCCATATTCACTTTTTAGATACAATAAGAATAATCTTAATTGTTTGCTGAAATATTCGGTTGTAGGGTTATCTTGTTCTTCTTTAGCATTATGGTAATAATATTCTAACCTTATTAACACCCATTTCTTATTTACTTTATCATAAGCAAGAGCAATAGGCACAAAGGCTGTTGCGTGAACTGAACCATAGTCTATTCCTATTCCTATTTCTCTAAAAGCATAATTATCTAAATTGTCTATAGTATTTATAGTATTGAATACCCTACCAGTCGCAAGTATCCATCTATTAAATATTTTTTGTTCTCTTAGATTTCCAGGTGGAAACATTTCTAATACCTTTCGCATTGCTTCTTCTGTTTTTATCTTAGGATTATCATAAGGAAAAAAGGAATAATGCTTAGCATAAGGTTTCTTATCTATGTAATCAATCTTATATGGATGATTTTCCCCACCCTCGACATTGAATGAATGTATAGTCTTTAAATAAGGATGGTCTGCATAAGATACTTGTCTACCAGGAAATTCATTAAATGGTTCTCTTAAATTATCTTGTGAGTATATTCTAGCACTTTCATCTATCCATTCAAATATCAAAGGTTTACCTAATATCTTATTAAATGCAAGTACATTATTAAAACCAAAGAAATAGTATCTAATATTATATATTTCTAGATACTTTTCATCAGTCTGCCACCTTAATATGTAATCTTTGCCTTTTTCTAACTTCATATCATCTAAAAACTTCTTTAAAGGCTCTAATATGTTTCCTTTTAATGTTTCCAAACTCCAACCAGTTATAGAACCAAAATAGGTTTCTTTTGGGTTATAATTATATAAGGCTTGTGCATATAAGATACACCCTAAGCATATATCATAAGTCTTACCACTTTGAGTGCTTCCTAATACATATATCTCATTTAGATTAGGACTAATTATATCATTTAGTAGTTGACTTTGCTTTTTTGATAGTGTTAGATTTAGACTTGTTTCCATTTTCCAACTCCCTATCTATTTCCTCAATTCTTTGAGTAGTCTTTCCTTGACACTCATTGCTTTCTATATCTTTAATGATTAATTCTTTCTTTTCTAGTTTTAGTTTCTCTTCATTAGATACTATCAAACCATTGCTATCTTTGATTAAGTATCTATCTTCTCTTAACTTAATAAACTCCATATTTACCTCCTATTTAAGTCTAAATACTTGTCCATTATCAGAATACATACCATAGCCATTGCCTAAGTTTTTATATACTCTTCCATTATTTAACTTGATTTTACTTTCTACTGTTTTTGGAGTAGTAGAACCAACTTTAACGAACTTTGTAGGTACTTCTACTTTTTCTTTTTGTACTTCTGGATTAACTGGCTTGTTATCTAAACTGATAACATCAACCTTTTTCTTTCCATCGTTACTTTTTTTTGCCATTTCTGACACCTCCTTTTTCTTTCCAGTGTTATTAAACACTACACTAATAATATGTCTAGTTTTCTAAAGTAGTTAGCCTGTTAGAAATATAGTGCCACATTGGCGAACCTAACCTACACTTACATATTATCAGTGTACTGCTTAATAGCAGTACTTATAAAGGGGTTTGGTTTAGTAGTGCTTATAATCAATATAAAGGCCAACCAAACCTTGCGTTTTAGTTTTTTCAGTCAGCAACTTCTTCCGAGGCTTTTTAAACCATAAATTAATATGTTAAACTCGATACAGTCTTTTATATATTTTTTATAAGCACCATAGAACAGATAAGGCTTTAACAAACTCGTCAGTTCGTCTATTTCCATAGAAGTACTCCAGCATCAGCGATACTTTCTATAACCATTTGCTCCATTATTTCTATCTGCTCTATGCTACCTATAAAATAGATAGCACTTTAATAAAATTAGGATATGATAGTACTTATAAATGTTTACTGACACCCTAAACTATAGTCAGGCATCGGTTCTTTAAGTCTTTTATACTTATAAGTACTATACTGATGATATAACTAGTCGTTTATAAGCGATTAAGTCCTCCTAATTAAATTAGCGGGCATATATCATCAGTATACTACCTATAAGAGTAGTATTCACAAAATTTGTATTACTTGCCCTACCTCTCGCATTAATACTTGATATACTCATTCGCGGTTTGTATATCTCCCAACCTTTTATAATTCATCTATTGTTAAATTATATTTATATTCAAATAATTTTTTCTTTAATTTATAAACTTCTGTTCTAACTCCTTTGGTATCTTCTACTACCCATTTATTATCAATATAATCGTAATAGTAAAAGTTTGCTATGTAGTAAATAGGTCTTATCTTTTTACCTTTAGCATTTGTGTATCCCTCTTGAAGTAAGAATTTTTTTTGCAGTTCTAGATTACAGATATAATCAGTACTCTCTAATAATTCAAGGTCTTTATATCTCTGCATTTCTTTTTTACTATCAAACTTTATTCCATTATAGATAACTTTAGTGTTATGGTATTTATTCTTTATTATCATATAATACACTCTCCAAATTACTATTATCTACTATTTCTAATTTTATTGTTGGAACTGATACCTCAGTTTTTTCTGGCTCTAATTCTCCTATCGTTTCAAGGATAGTTTTATAATTGGAAGCATTACCTGCCATTGCCCCATGAAGCAACCCCTTATTAACTAAGTCTTGATAAGTTTCTCCGGTTGGCTTCCCATTAGCATCTTTTACCTCTGTTTCTAGAACCTCCATTAAAGCCAATTTAAAGGTTTTTTTAAGTCTTCTTACTTCTCCGCTCCTCTTTCCACCTTTCGAGGCTTCTTCAATTGTTAACTTGTATCCACCTGGTATTAAGTTATCTTCTTTAGCCATAGTATCACCTACTTTATTATATCTTTTAATCTTTCATAATTATACCTATTTTTCTCTAGTGATGCCTTTTATTGCCCACATACAGGCTTCTTCTATTTTTGTCATTGCTAAACTTTTTTCTCTGCTATCTTTCAAATTTTCAAGTATATAAGTTGCAATGTCGGTAAAAGCATTTCTCGTGTTGTTGATTTTTTCTTGAGTTTCTTCCTTATAAATGGCATTCATTAGTTCATTTGCTTTTTCTCTCATTATTTTACCTCTGCCATTTCTAAATATTTATTATTGATTTCTTCTACATAAGATAAGGCTTTTTCTTTTCTATTATATGCTTTTGTTAAACCTAAACCATTTTTAACTACCCATACTTGTGATACTTCTACTTCAGCATCTATGATAGTGCCTTTATCTTTTTCATTTTTAGTTTTAGTATATTTATCTACTGCTTTTGTTACTTTAATTTTATTATAAACAACATTTTTATCAATTATCTTTTCAAACAATGCTTTTTTATAACTAATATCATCTAGTTCCATATACTCTACATTGCATAATAATTGGCCTGTAGGTATTAGCATATAATTCCCTTTATTATCTTCATACTTTGCTATTCCTTTTGTTATTTTTGTGATGTTTTCATTAAATTTAATTAAATCTCTTTCCATTATTTCCTCCTAATTGTTTAGTTTCTTTTAATCTACCTTTTAAATTGTCAAATATTTCCTTTGTAGGTATAAATATTTGAGGTATTTGATTAATTCTTTTTAATTCTCTCCAATATTTTCGCTCTTCTTTATCTTTTATACTTGCTACATTTATTGTTCTTGATTTTATAATATCATATAAAGGCTCGCCTTTAGGTATACTTTCTAATTTCTTTTTAAATTCAAATAAACCTAATTGCATAAATTCTTCATACGAAATATTTTCATATCTACTGCAATAAAAGGCATATGCTTGGTCTAAATCTTCTTGGTAAGCAAAGCAAAATATTGTTTTGTTTGTGTTCTTATTATTATAATTATTCTTTATTTTCTCCACTGGGAGAATTATCTTCTTCACCTTTGATTATAGTAGCGAATTTTTGAGTAAACATTTCTACTTGCTTAATATCTTGGCTTTCTGCTTTTTCAAAGTTAAGCCCCATATCTTCAAATAGTTCTTTTATGTTTATTTTAAAGCATTTTTCAATTATATCATTTGTTACCATAATGCTTTCTTCCTCAATAAAACCTTTTTCAAATTCTTGATAATTTGTTTCATCATAGGTAGTATGGCCTTTCCCATCTTCTCTTTTTATGATTAAATCATCTTTAGTTAAGCCCATCGAACTTAATTGTTGAAACATTTTAATTCTTGCTTTGGCAGTTATTCCTTGTAAATTTTTTGCCATTTCATTTGTTCTTTTGAATTCTATAGATACTTCTTTTTTATCTTTATTGGTATAAACCAATTTATAAGTATCTAAATCAATTTTAATAAATTCATATTTCATTTTTATCCTCCAATTCTAAAAAAGTTAGAAATTATCAAACTCACTAAAGGCAAACCCATAATTTCATAAAAGAATATTTTATTGGAGAACAAACATTTTATATCTCTGAAAGGAATGAATAATGTCTATAAGAAAATAATATTTTTAGTTTTTGCTTGTTCTCCTACTTTTCCACTTCCTATTATAGCATAATTATTTCTTTATTGCAACTAAATTATTACATCTTATACAATATACTTCATTTTTACTGTTAGTCATAAATAAACTTTTTTTATGACACTTAGGGCATATTTCTTTTGGTTTTCTATTGTATGTATTGCGTATTTCTTTTAATTTATCTTTTTCTTTTTCTCTTAATATTTTTCTTTCACTATTTTGGCTCATTTTTATTACCTCCATTATATGTTTCTTTACATTCTTTTATAAACTTTTTTATTATTCTACTTACATGACCTTGTGTTATATTTGTATTTTCTGCTATCTGATTTTGAGTTAATTCTTTATAGCCTAATAGACCATAAGTAGAACATATTATTAATTTATCTCTTTCATTTAATTCTAATATTTTTTTATAAATTAATTCTATTTTTTCTTTTTTTATAATATTATCTTCTATATTTTCTTTTGATGGAATAACATCTAATAAATATAATTCCTTGCCATTATTATTTATTTGAGTGTAAATCGATACATCTTGTACTCCACTACCTCTTTTTTGCATAAATTGTTTTCTTCTACAAGCGAGTATTTCATGAGTTATGCAAGAAGTTAAATATGTTGATACTTTATAACCTTTATCTTCACTGAAAGTATTAGCACCTTTAACTAATCCTATCATTCCTATATCATAATATTCATCAATTTGATTATATAAATTATATCTTTTCAATACCATATATATTAAATTTATATTATCTAATATTAATTTTTCTTTCATTAAGATTTTAATTCCTCATCTATATCTCTTATCTGTTTAGCGAAATACTTAGTATAAAAACTATCTCCAAATTGCTTTGCTAATTTATATCTTTCTAGAAAAGACTTTCTTATCTTTAATAGTTCTCTTCTTCTATGCGGTTCCATTATTTTTCCTCTAATTTTTGCATCTTATCTAGAATATCTTGTGAGACTTCAAACTCAACGCTTTCATTATCAAAACAAGTCCATTCGGATTTTATATATTCTTTTAACTTATTCCAATTGTCTTTCGATTGTTTATTTTCATTTTGCAATTCATCAAACTTATTTTTTATTTTTCCCACTTCAATACCTATTTGTAATAATAATTCATCTTTGTCCATTATCTTTTTCTTCCTTTCACTTTTTATATATTCTAATTCTTTTCTTTCATCATCTATTGGTTTAAGCATAAGTTTTTCCTCCTAATTTTCTGGCATTTGATATACAATACTCGTTGTACCTGCTAATTGATTATTATCAGTTGCTTTTAATCCTGCATATAGCATATTTTGTATTTCAGTTAATACTTCTAATGCTCTTTCTTCTGTTTCATATTCCGCCAACTTATGATTATGTCCTGATAGGGTTAATCCTAACTTCTTATGATTTTCATAAAAAGGAACCTCCATTCAGATTTGATTATCCATTATCCATAAAGAATTAACTTTAATTAAATCTTTTTTATCTTGACTTCTTATCCATAATTCCATACTACTTTTCCTCTTTCACCATTTCTTTTAATACCATATCTTGAATTGCGGTGGTTACTTCTTTAGTTTTCTTTTTAAATAGTTCGTTTAATTTATCTTCTACTGTTCTTTGTATGATTCTTTTTATTTCCCAAGTGTTTTCCATTTTTTTGCTAAATTCTATTTTAAAGAAATCTTCAAAACTATCGAAGTGTTTTTTATCTCCCCAACCATCATCAGTGTCTATACTTCCAGATAATACTCTTTTTATCTCATCTTCAATAATCATATTTACTTTTTCTTTTGTTATTTGTTTTAAATTGCTTACCATCAATTCTCTAATCGTATCTCTTGCCATTTCTTCTATTTCACATTCAGATATTTCTTTTTCAATATTCTCTTTAACTAATTTTTCAATTAATTCATTTGTTATATTCATTACTTTTCTCCTTTTAATTTATTAACTACATCTATTAGTTCATCAATTTTAGTTCTTAAATGTTCCATTTCAGCCTTATCACATAGAAATCTGTCACTTTTCAAACAATGTTCTATTTTCTTATTTTTTTCTATTATTTCTAATTCATTATTTAAATCACTAAAATCATATAATGCTGCCCTTAATGAATTATCAACATTATGAATTTTGTCTTTAATATAATATTGTGCTGCTATTGGGGAGTATTCATACATATTACCTCTCCATTTTATTTCTTTTGGTACTTTTTCGCCTTTTGATATTTTTACTAATAAATCTATTACTTTCATTTTTCATCAAATCTCCATTCTACATATTTTTTTAAATATCTTATTTGTATTTTTATTTTATGACTATTAATTTCTAATATAGTCCACTCTATTTGTCCGACATAATGGGTAGTTCCTTTAGTATTAGACATTATGTTATCTATTATTGAGCCAATAGTTGAATAATTTAAACTTGTATTATTTATTATTTTCATACTTATCTCCCTACACTATATCCCATATATTCAAATTGTTCTTCTGTTACAACTGAAACGATATCTTCTTCGCCCCATTCCGAAATGCAACCATATAAATCTAAATATTTTTCATTCGTTTCGGTATCTTCATATATACACACAATTGGTAAGCCATTAACATAGTCCCCTTTTTCCAATATATCTATTATGTTATAACTGGCTTTAACTACATCTTCTATATTTGCAAAAGTTCCGTTGCTTAAAGGAATACATAATAATTTTCCCATATTTGCTGTATCATAATATTTGTATTGAGAAATATAACCTTCTTTAGTTCTCACATACATATTTTCTTTAACTTCTAATTTCATTTATTCCACCTCTTTTAATATTTTTCTGATATCTTCTTTAATTTCACTTAATAGGTATTTATTATTATATT